TTCGGTCATTGTTATTGAAGACTATGTTGGCTAGACCAGAGTCAAACTGATCTAGCTGTCTGTTCTTACCACGCTGGATAGCTACCGATTGAACAAGGCTTGTGACATCGAAGAATAGGACACCCGCTAACAGATATTCAGTATTGTCTAGTTTGCCTTTTATCGGGTCATCAAGGATGAAGTAAGGTCCGAGACCAGATGACAGAATGTCAAAACCAATCTCTACCTTTTGGGCTGGCTGGCTCAATTTGTAGGACTCACTAGGACTTGACCTCCAGCATTGACATACTTGGTAATCGTATTACCCAAAGACTTTCCAACCATTGCGACAGACTGAGTTGAATCGGTCTTGACATTGATATTGATGGTTGTGCCTACTGCTGCACTACCCAAGCCTTGAAGCATTCCTAGCTGTGCTCTTAATTCGTTCCTGACTCCAATAGCACCCATTGCCTCTGTGGTTCTACCTGCAATAGCGGCCTCATTGGCAAACCTATTAGCAGCCAAGATTCTTTCGTTTAGGTAGTCAATGACTTTGGCTATGTCTGAGACTGAGTCAATGAAAATTCCCTCTACCTTGCTTAGGCTGGAGACTGCGACATTGACACCCTCCATACCACCTGCAACTCCACCTGCTCCACTAGGAGCACTTGGACCTACGATCTTGGCTACTTCTTTTTGAGCGTCAGCTTCGGCCTTGCCTAGCTTCTTTAGGAAGTCAGCCACAGCCTTATCTAGCCCACCCAGATCACCCTTCATAGACTCGATGTTCTCATTAAAGGCAATTCTTATTTCCTTGATTGCATCGATGAGGGCAAGGTTGGCATCAATCAGCTGATTGTCAAAGTCAGTCTTTAGCTCAGCTAGGGCCTTTAGACCCTCTTCTTGAGTGTCCTCATAAAGTCTGGTTAGCTCGGCGGTGGCAAGCTTGTTCTTCTCATAAATCTGTCTGGCTAGACTGTCGATACCAGAATCAGCTTGTGTCTCAATCGCCGAGAATAGCGACTGAAGCTCACGCTGGACATCAGGTGTTGCATTGAGAATGGCAGCAGCAAGCTCATTACCTGTATCAGTTCCAGTAGCAACAATCTGCTCAATAAAGGTCTGTGAGAATCCGCTGCTGGCTAGCTCAGCACTATTGCTCAATAGAGACTGTGAGGCCCTTAGCTTCTTCTGTAGAGAATCCACAAGGTTCTCCACAGGATCTTTCTCCACAAGACCTGCTGAGACTATGCCACTCAGCTTCTCAAACTCAGCCTTAGCGGTATCGAATGCTTTAGTGGCAGACTCGACCTGTCGAGTGGTTCTCTTGGGATCAGCTAGCGTCTCTTTGAGATCAGCGTCAGCTTCCTTTAGCTTTTCCTGAGCCTCTACAAGATCTGTGCGGGCCTTATCAAACGCCTCTTTACGCTGCTGTTCTGCTGATTTGAATGCATCAAAGAGCGTGCCTACATTTGTGGTAACTGCTGCTGAGTAGGCTGAGCGTAGCCTGTCGATGGACTGAGTGACTATGTTGTCAAGTCGATCTGCAAACTGCTTCTGAGTCTTTAGAACATTCTCTGTGTAGTCCTTGTTTATCTTCTTGACTTCTTCGTTGTAGGCCTTTTGAGCCTTAGCCAAGTCAGCCTGTGAATCCTTAATAAACTTCTGGACCTTCTTGAAGGCAGTCTCGCCAGTTCCCCCGCCACCTCCACCGCCGCCCCCGCCGCCTGTGGTCTCGCCAAAGTCTGGAAGGAAGATACCCTTCATGGCAAAAGCTAGCTGCTTAGCGTTGTAGGCCAGTCGCTCAGCATCGACTCTGGTATCGCCTAGCTGAGATCTAAACTTGTCGAGGCTAATGTTATTTAGTCTGTTTAGTTCCCCCGCAGTTGATTCGATGCTTGGGGTGAGCTTCTCGAATTTAGTCTTGAGACCCGCAATGGCCTTGTCGTATTGGCTCTGAGTTATTAATCCAGACTCTAAATCCTGTCGGAGCTTCTCAGCTTGGAACGCATAGTCCTCAATGCTGTTCTCGGTCTTTTCTGTGACAATGCCACTCTTGACCATTGCATCAGAGAAGACAAAGATTCCACCTACAAGAGCTGCTAGGGCAGTTGCTGCAATGACATAGGGGTTGGCCTTGACGGCCACATTGAATAGAAGCTGTGCTGTGGTGGCAAGCTCTAGTGCTGTTTTTAGACCATAGAGAACTGTTATGGCTGCTGCTGCCTTGATTGCAAAATCTGCAATTTCATCAATGTTGTCAATCAGGAACACCGCAAAATCAGCGATGGCATCAGCAGTATCTTGAATTATCTTCTTGCCCTCTGGCGATGCTAGGAACTTTCCAAAGTCCTCGAAGACAGGCATTAGTCTGTCTCCAACCTGAGTCACTAGCTCTGTAACCGCCGGGAGAAGGGCCGTTCCAATTTCTGCTTGCATGTCCTCAAAGCGAGCAGTCAGGATTCTCTGTGAGTTGGCTAGCCCATCAGAGGTATTGGCAAAATCACCCTGCACCTTGTTTGTGGATTCCAATAGCAAGCCATAGCGTGCCTGCACCTTCTGGACCTCAGTCAGGGTCTGACCCTGCTTGATCATCTCTGTTCTCAGAGCAAAGGCTTTGACCTCTGTATCGAGAAGATTGATACCAAATCTCTTTAGTGGCTCTGCCTCACCCGATAGACCAGACTGAAACACCTGCAGGGCCTCAGAGACATCAATGTTGAATACCGATGCAAAGTCAGCAGCTCTGGTTGAAATGTCACTTATGAATCCAGCGACATCTCCACCGCTACCAACTACTCTTTCTGCAAAAGCTGAAAATCGAACAGCGGCCTGATTGAAGGCAGTCTGGGATACACCCATTGATTCTGCAGAAGTCTCACCTAGCTTTAGGACAGACTGTGCAGCATCTCCAAAGGCCACATTGACAGCGTTGGTAGATTCGGCTAGATCAGAAGCGGCCTTAATGGAATCGACACCGAATTTGCCAATGGCAGCTCCAGCTATACCAGCTCCGATAGTGACAGCTCTAAAAGCTCTATCTACACCTTGCCCAAAAGTGCCAAAAGCCTTCTCTGCCTCTTTGATACCTACATCGTCAAAGAGTGCCTTGATGACAACATTTATAGCCATTAGCCCTTTACCAATCTGTAGCTAGCGATCTTTTCGTATTTCTGCACAACCATAACCACTCTGGCCTGTAGTGCTGGCAAGTCATTTTCGACAGCCTTCCAGACAAATCGAGATGCTCTATTCTTGGCAGCCACATTCAGGTTGTGAATAAACTTCTGACCTGCCTCATAAGGAGTTCTTCTAGCCACAGCGATTAGCTCTCCAGAGCGATTACGCTTGACATAGGCAGTCATTCCACTTCCTCTTTTACCCTGCCCGATAGATCTTCCGCTTCGACCTGCCATGTCGGCAATAGATGTGGCTACTGAATTGACCTTGATCCTGAGCAGGGTAGTGTTCTGCGATGATCCACTAGACCTAGTTCTGAAGATGATGGAAGTCGAGTTGGCTGGCTTTCCTACACCCCAAGAGACATTAGTGTAGCCCTCCATACCAGACAATGGCGGGCTAGCAGGGATAGCACTCTTGATTGCCTGATTTGGGACTACGGCAATCTTCTTTATCTCACGCATGAATTGCGTTCTCAAACCGGGCTCAACAGCTCTGAGCTGCTTTTGCAATTGGCGAATACCTTGAACTGAGAGGTCTTTGCCTACAGTCAGTCCCCTACCTTTAATGGTATTTGTATTTATTATCGCCATCAGAACCTCTGGTCAATTCTACCTAATAGAAAACCGACCCCGAAGGGCCGGCTTCTATTTCTTCGACATTTCTTGTGCTCGCCATACTAGATAGCGGCCCATTGTCCAAAGCATTCTCTCATCGAGCTTTAGAAGCTCTAATGGACTTATCTTGTATTCATAAGCGATGTTTACAAGATACCAATGAGCTGAGCTATCGCCTAGCCCTTGGATGCTTTTGGGTCAACTGCACCGACAGTAGAGACATCTTCGAGCCATACTTCGAACTCAGCAGTTGTCTGCTTCTCTCTAGTGAGAGCTGTCCATGCAAGCCAGAGCAGGTGAGTAACTTTCATCTCCTGCCCCAGCTTGGCAATGCTTAGATTGAAATGAGATTCAAACTTGACCATGTCAGCCATGATTACTCTGACATCTTTTTTTACGCCATCGTTGAACTCAAGCTCAAGTTGCATTCGCATAATGGTTTCCTTTCTTATTTAGTTATTTAGACTGTGCCTCTAGTAACTGGGCCGGTGATGGTTAGCGTCAGATTTTGGACAGCCAAATCGCCGACTGCTCCCGAGACTGGGGACAGATTGTCAATCAATGCTGTGAACTCATACTTTGGAGCATTTGTTCCAGCAGGTGTTCCAGCAGGGAAGATAGCAATCGTTGCAACTGTGTTGAACAGGTTGTAGAGGATGCTGTCTAGTGCTGTGCTTGCGTAGTCATTGTGAAGTGCAAGGGTGACAGAGCCTGATTTTAGGCCTCCCTTATATTCACGCCAACCGGACGATCCAAAGCTGGTCGTCTCAATCGCATCTGCTGTGGTCGAAAGCTCGACTGAGTTTACATTCTGCGAGATTGCAGTTCCATTGAGCTGGACCACAACATCGGTAAGAATTTGTTTTGCCATTTATTTCTCCTATGTGTTAGCTAGCTAAAACACGAACATTGAATTCAACAGCCAGATAATTAATATCTGAAATCACTATTGATCCATAGCTCGTCATTTCGGTCACTATCGTGTCAAAGGCCTTACCAGATAGCGACCGGTTCGATTCTATCGCAAGCATTACTGAGGACTCACCTGTGCTTGAACAGTAAGCATCAAGGTTTCTCTGTGCTGTTCTTTCATCGACCCTGCCAACAACTATCTGGACAGAGAAGTTGTATTCAGTCATTCCACGCTGGAAGTCTTGGTGATACTCGACTCTTCTAAGCTGCACAATCGCAATCGGAGGATTTGGATTATCGGGAACAGTAGCGGCAGTTCGAAGACCCGGGATGGTGGCTAGGTTGGCTGCAATCCCATCTCTGAGTTCGCTGATTGAAGCCACTATGCCATCCTGATCTTGCGGTATGGATCTACTAGGTGCTGGACATCAGGGTCTAGCCTGAAGCCAACTCTCATAGATCCCATTTCTCCAGAGATGATTCCTAGAGGTGAGTCAAGTCTTTTGAAGATTCTGGAAGCGAGAATGATAGTGGCCTGAGTAATGGCTATAGGAACTGCTGACCATCCCCAAGTGCCGACTATCTCAACTGTGGCCTCTCCGTTGCGGTATGGAAATAAGTAATCCTCGACTGCTCGAATCTGAGTGTAGGAAGTTACTATCCCCCCTGCCCGACCATTTAGGGGCTCTGCCTGCCAGTCTTTAGCTTCCCAAGTTGTGTCATAAGTCTCGCCGTCTTCTGAGGTCTTGACTCGAGTCAGGGTAATGAAGTCCTCTGTCTCACAGACATAGTTGTCAAGTGGTGCGAAAACCTTTGTCGCTGTTCCAGCGTTGTAAAAGTAGCGTTCTGTATAGGAATCAATCTGTCGAGAAGCTGATTCGATAGCCATCTCCAGCAGGGGGTCATCGATGCCGTCGGCTATGCCCAATGCTGCCTTAAGTTGAATAAGAGTTGCGTAGCCTTGCGATATCGCCATGATTCCTCCAGCCTCTATTCTACCGACATTGTTCTGACCATCATCTCAATCATTGGCGGTCCGAAGTAGCGAGAGTTCCTCCACAGCATGTGATTCACATAGCTGTATTTGGTAGCCAGCCTTCTATCTACCATCTTGGTAATTGTTGGTATTACCTCAATGTCATCCCTGCCCAAGCGTTTGGCAATCATTTTGACCAGATCGTATTTGGAGACCCAATCATGAGGCACTAGGTGCTGAGTTCCAGCTAGGAAGTATTCCTTTTTGAGGATGCCTAGAATGACCCTTGCGAAGGCCTCAGTTGTCACGCCGTTCCAGTAGTGATTGATGAAGCCATTTATCACAGCATTCTCTGGCTGGTTCTTCACCCAATCAAACAAAGACCCCTTGCCGTTCGCTCCGATTATTGAGCATCTCAGATTCAGCCAGTTAGAGGCATTAATTTCGCCTCTGACTTTGCTCTTTCCATAGGGGTCAGTAGCATCCCTGAGAGAGTCCTCTGTGTAGAAGCCCATTTCCCCGCTAAAGGCACAGTCTGTAGCTATCTGGATGAAATAAAGATCTTTGCGAGCAGCAAGCAGGTGAGGGAAATCACCATTTATCTTTTCTAGCTTTTCGACTGATGGTTTCTTCTGTGGGATTGCTCCGATGCAATTAATCACTACATCGCCCTCAGTCAGCATGAATTGATCAATCGAGTCAGGTGCTTCATACTCCGAGCGTGAGGGTGCAATCAGGTCAAAAGAAGAAAGCTCTTTGACCATCGCTGAGCCAAGCATCCCCTCAGCTCCCAAGATAAGAACTCTCACCGAAGCGACCTAGCGAGTTGTCTAATCTGCTCCATGCCCTCTGCTCTCTGATCAGCACCTAGCAATGCTCCAGAGGTTGTCAAGCGGTCATGACCCCTATCAAAAACAATCCTCATCGTAGGCGTGTTGTATGGCTTTACAAGGCCAGTTTTTCTCATGTGTAGGGCCAGACCCCAATCGGCAAATCTTATGCCCTCAGGGAAGCCTCCAGAGGCTTGCCAGAGGTGTTTGGTCATGGGGTTAGCACCGCCTAGTTCAAACTCATAATCAAGGGTTTCTGGCAGCCATTTGGTCTGCTGGACTGAGTCCGAGCCTTTGGTTCTAAGCCAGTCGCAAACTAGGTTGCATCCCGCCGCCTCTGCCTCTGGTATCGAGTTCAAGGCTTTAGGTAGAAAGTAGTCATCGACATTGCAGATCGCTATCCACTTGCCAACGCATAGATAGATTGCTTGATTCCAATACTCGGCATAGCTGTTTAGGTTTTCTTTTATTACCCTGACAACACCCTCATTTGGAACGCTCGCCTTGACCGCTTCCCAATTCTTTTCATCGGTGACAATGTTTATCTCAAAAGGCTTCGTCTCAAGCGACTGCACGCCTGCCCACCATTGAGGCAGGAATTGAGAATAACCCTCACCCCAAATTGCTAGGGGTAGAGAGATTAGACCAGAGTCTTGAGGAATGGTAACCAATAGTGATTCCAAACTTTTACATCGTCAAACTGCTGAGCAAACTTGCGTGAGGTTTCTGAGTAGCGACCTTGTGCCTTGGATACTTCATAGGCATTCTCTAGCTGCTGAGTAATAGATGAAATAGATGGGACTTTCCACCATGCAATCTGAGCCTCATCCCAGAACATTTGGCCTGTCACCTTAAATCCATCTTCTGCTACTAGATCTCTAGGACCAGTCCAGTCTGATGAGATGACTCGACAGCCTACCGATTGAGCCTCAAGGATTGGAATCTCAAAACCACCTCCAAGAGAAATCTGCAGAGCCACATCGGCAGCAGAGTAGAAGCCTGCCAGATCTTTTGCATCCAGCCCTAACCTGTAGTCGATTGGATCAGGGAAGATGACAGAACTCATGTCAAGCCCACAGGCCTCAGCTAATCGAGGAAGGTGAAAGCCTCCATAGATACCCTTAGGCTCTGTGTGAATGTATAGATAAGCGTTTGGAACTTTCTGCCTAAAGGCTGCGAATCCAAGCAGGGCCTCTGCAAAAGCTTTCCGGTGAATTGATTTATTTGCCTTGTTTGCAGCATTGATGATAACTAGGAAATCATCATCTTTGATCCCTAGAAACTCTCTAGCATCTTGCTTGCCAATCTTGTCGGTTCGCTTGAATGTATTGACTGTATCTATGGAATGAGGAATGTAGATTCCATCAATACCCACATCTTGTAACTGCTCAAGTCCAAATGGTGACATGGCAATCGGAGTGACATTGTCTTTCTCCAACCATCTCTTGACAGCAGGTGGCATTGAAATGTGATCTAGCGGTGTCCAGCTCAGAATGTTTG